AACAGCAGATCATGGAGCTACTGGCTTCCGCTATACATAAGCAGGAAATCGGATTCCCTGAGGGCAAAATAACTGACGAGCTTAACGTGTTCGAGTACGTGTTCACTTCAACGGGGGTAAGATATAACGCACCTAGCGGATTCCATGACGACTGCGTGAACGCTTTAGCCTTAGCGGTCCGTTGCAAAAACGACCATAAATTTCAGGGCGTTTATCGGTTTGTCTAATAACTTTCAAAATTTATATAATAGTACAATGACGATCGAAAAATTTCAACAGCTTTACTCAGTATCATTAATGGAGGCGACTGACCTAGAAAAATCTAGCCTGTACGTTCAGATCATGACAGGATACTCAGCCGAAAAGGTTGACGCTATGTCAATGAAATCCTTTGAAAAAGTGTGTAGTAAGGTCGCTAAATCCTTTGAAAGTTTGTCGGTTAAAATGATCAAGTCAAAGCCTAAGCAGTTCGTAAGGGCAAACGGAAGGCTGTATCATTTGACCTACGACGTTACAAAAATGAATGCAGGGAAATATGTTGAAGCTGCAACCTTTGGAGCTGACATAATTATGAACCTTCATAAGATCATGGCAACAATGGCGACGCCAATAAAACTAGGTTGGAAGGGAGTAGTTAAGACCGAGCGAGATCACGAGTTTATCGCATTGGATATGTTGAAACTGGACTTTGACGTAGCTTATCAATCCGCTGTTTTTTTTTGCAAACTTTTCGACAGCTTAATGAAGAGTTTACAACCCTTTTTGAGCAGTCAGGAAGCGGAGCAGGTGGAGCAGCAACGCAGGGATTTTTTGCAGCGTTTGGATGGCTATATCAAGCCAAATTGGTTTCTGAATTCGAGGCTGTAAGTTTAGAGCAGGTATGGAATTTGAAGCCGCGTCAGTTCCTTAACGATCTAACTTACATAAAACTAAAACGCGAAATGGAAGTGGAACAGGAAAAAAAGTTATTGAAACGGCATGGCTAAGACACAAAAGCAACTTCAAAAGACGGTACTAGAAAACGGCTTCCTTAGAAGTACGGGAGACGCTGGATTTACTGAGGTGCAGGCTGAGGAAATCGGTGCTTTGCTTTTGGAGCGTGCTGATATTTTCCGCAAAGCGTGGGTTGATATTGTGAACAGAAAAAAGATAGTCGCTAGCGGAGACATTGAGACAAACATCAAATACTACTTAGTTGAAAAGCCTAACGTTGTTGAGTTAAACATTGAGTATGTAAAATATGCAACCTTCGTAGATCGAGGCGTTAAGGGGGTTAAGAGTTCAAAGAATGCGCCTGATTCGCCTTATCAGTTTAAGGACTATAAAATGGCTGACGAAGGGCGCAAAAGCCTGCGTAAATGGTTGACAAGTGGCAAGGCGAAATTTAGGGCAAGCGACGTCAAAAAATATGGAGCTGTAAAAACAGAATCTAAATTTAAAAAGATAAGCGAGACTGATCAGCGTTTAAATACTTTGATCTACAACATTAAAAAGTATGGTATCAAAAAGCGAAATTTTATAAACCCAGTCGTTCAAAAAATGTTAAATGGCTTTGAACAGGAACTCGCAGACACAATAGGTAAAACAGTAGTAATAAACATTTTCGAATAATGAGCATAAGCACACTAATAAACCCAAGCGGCGAAACGTCAGTACAGGACGATCTATGGCATATAGCACACAGCACGCTTTCAGGAAGTACTGACTTCAAATACATTTTTGACGTTTACAACGGAGCGACGCAATTAATCAGGGCAAAAGTTTATCCTGAGCCTACCAACGGACGTGGATATTTTAACGCTTCAAAGGTTGTAAGGAATGAGATCCAATTTAATTGGTTCACACCTACAACGGCAACCGCTCCAGTAAATTGCTTAGTACAGCCTAACGTTTCGGGACAGGTTGCAATAACTTATCAGATAAGAGTAGGCGAGGAGCTGACAGGAACAACGACCTTAAATCTGGCCTCAGGAAATACAACGGCGTACAATTGGACGCCTAACGTTTTCAATCGCAGGCAGGCAACTACTTCAACCTTCGCTCAAAAGTACTTAACGAACCGTCCTAGATATGCAAAAGCAAAACTAGGGGAAAAGCTGCTCCTGCCATTTAAAGGCACAGGCACGCATCGAATGTATGTTAAGACATACAACGAAGGGAATAACTTAATAAACACCTACGAAACGACAAATACGATCAATATTACAACGGGTTACCTTCAGCTCGATATTGGATCGGCTGCGCTTAATACCGCAATCGGTTCAACCGCTATTGACAGCAATGTCAAATACTACGATTTTTATCTTTCGAAGGCAAGCGTTGATACTGAAACTTTCCGCGTTTACGTGGACTGCGATCCGCGTTACACAACTATAAATCTGTATTTTATCAATCAATACGGCATGTATGATACAGCGCGTTTTTCTTTAGCTTCGCGTTTAAATATGGCAATCGAAAAAAAGACCTTTGAAAAAAGGGATTTTACTTTTGCAACAACTGGAGTAACTTACTACGATTCCAAAAACGTGTACAATGAAAGCGTAATAAATTACGGATCGAAAGCAGAATGGAATTACCGCTTAACAATGGACTATCCTACGGACGCGGAATATCAATGGCTCGCTGAGTTGTTTATGAGTCCTCAGGTTTACGCTGAAATCGAAAGCGATTATTATCCTGTAACAATTAAGGATACTAACTTCGAGTATAGCACCTACCAAAATAATAAGCTCAAAGTTTTAGAGGTCAATATTGACGTAAATCAAAAACGCTACGGCTTCAGACGATGACACGAATATTTATCGAAAATCAGGAGCTGGATCTTACAAAAGATTTTAGCCAGCAAACGACTTACGCGGTTGACGATCTTAACAACGTGGACAGCAAATCGACGTCGTTCACTAAGACGATCGTACTGCCAGGAACGGCAAATAATAACAGGCTGCTAGGTAATATTTTTGAGTTTAGCAATTCAAACTTTACAGCGGATATTGCTCCGAATGTTAATTACAATTTTAACGCTTCGAAGTCTGCACAGGCTAGAATGGAGATCAACGGCTTGCAAGTTATGAAGGGCGTGCTTCGCCTTTTGGAGATCATTATCGACGGCGATTATATCGAGTACGAAGTCGCTTTATTTGGCGAGCTAGGGGGGTTTTATAACGCTATGGGTTCGCGTAAATTAACGGACTTAGATTTTAGCGAATACGATCACACGTGGAACGTGACCAACATAACAAACAGCTGGAACGGGGTAAGCGGTGGAACGGGTTATTACTATCCTTTAATTGATTATGGAAACGTCAGTCCTTTGTCTGATCCTGACTTCGCAAAAAATAGTTATTACTTCACAGCGTTTAGACCTGCCTTTTATGTTCGTCAGTACATGATGAAAATCGCTGAACAAGCTGGCTACACTTTGGAGTCAACTTTTATGGATACGGCTTTTTTTAAGCGGTTAATTGTTCCGAATAATCAAAACAGGTTACAATATAAAAGCGTCATTCAATTAGCTGCAAACCCTACGAGATCATTCGGAGCGGTTAGCGGACTTGAAACGATTGAGCTTAAAAATATTCAAACGACAACATTTACAACGCCTGACGACAGAGTTTTCACTTACACGCCTGCGACAACAATAACGACGGGGATAATACTTAGCTTCAACGGAACTTTTGCCGTATCTGCTCCGACCGATTCATTCCCTACATACGGCGAGGCTTATGTTTATTTATCGCTTGTAAAAAATGGAAGTGAGGTTTTGTGGGATAGCGATAAGATCGGAGGACCAGTTTCAGCGTGGGGTGCAACTACTCCTTTCCCTATGTTTTACAATATAGGAATGAGGGGCGAATCTTTAAACGTCGAACTAGCTCAAAACGACACGCTAGAAATTCAGCTAAATATTGCAGGAAGTACAGGACCAGCGAACGCGGTTATTGACTTCTCAATAAATCAAGCAAATTCAAGCATTCGAATTTTTAACGAAAATCAGTCATTCATTCCTGCGGCTTATGGAGATTATTTAATCGTAAACGGAACGCTCCCTGCAAATATTTTGCAAAAGGATTTTTTTAGCTCCGTTATGAAAATGTTTAACCTTATCGCGGTCGAAGATAAGTACACAGAAAAAAAGTTAATTATTGAGCCTTACGTAGATTTTTACGATACTGATACGAGTTCCTACTTAGATTGGTCCGATAAAATAGATCATTCAAAGCCGATTAAGATTAAACCAATGTCCGAGATAAATTCGCGTTATTATCAGTTAGGATATAGAACGGACTCAGACTATTATAATGACCAATATAAGAAAAAATACAACGAAGATTATGGCGGCAGGGTTTTTGATAATCAGCTAGAGTTCACAAAGGATACTCAAAAAGTAGAGGTAATTTTCAGCCCTACGCCTGTGGTTAAATATGCGAATCAAAGTAAAGTGCTTCCTGTAATTTACAAGCGAAATAACAACGCTGAGGAAAGCACAGAACACAACATCCGAATTTTGCAGGCTAAGAAAATCACAGGCGTTCCAACGTGGTATATCAAGAGCGCGACAAGGACAAACCTCAGCAGCGCGTTGACTTCGTACGGTTACGCTGGTCACATGGATAACCCTGACAACCCTCAGGCTGATCTCAATTTTGGCGCGCCAAAAGAAATTTATACAACGTTTGACACAGGCACTTTGTCGAATAATCTTTTTAACGTTTACTATTCGCCTTACTTCGCTGAGATAACAGACAAGGATTCAAGATTGATAACCTGCAAAATGAAATTAAATGAGCAGGACATTTTCAATCTAAATTTTGGGAAATTTATATACATAGACGGAACACTTTACAGGCTGATTAAAATATCTGACTTTACGGAGGACGATGTTTGTCAGGTCGAACTGTTAAGGGTAATAAATACACTTTATTAATGATCATTAAATACTTTGACGAATTCGAAGGTACGTGGATTGATATCAGCGGAGCGACTGGTTCGACTTTAGAGTATGACGGCAGCGGTTGGACTTCAACTCCTGAGTATCGCGTTCTTATTGGAACGATAACGCAGACAGGAACGGACGCGCCAACGATTGACGCTTATAAGGATAGCGGATATTTAGCAGGGTTGACTTTGACCTACGTAGGGACTGGAGAATACAACATCGAAAGTGATGACGATATCTTTGACGCTACGCAAGGCTTCTGGTGCAACTTCGCGAACCATTCCTCAATCAATGCAGATACGGTCAGCATTCAGACTTATATCGTTGACGTTTCAAACCTTAAGATATTAACCTATAAAGGCGGAAGTTTGACTAACGAAATTTTATTAAATACACCTTTTGAATTAAGAGTTTATGGCAACTAATACGGAAGTCGGAGTTAAGATAACGGTTGACGGATCACAGGCGCAAAGCTCCGTTGGTAGCATAAAAAAGCAACTTCGTGAGGCAACTCAGGACTTGATCGCAATGCGCGAAAAGTTCGGGGAAACCTCAGCTGAAGCAGTCGCAGCGGCGAAGCGTGTCGCAGGTTTAAAGGACGAGATCGGAGACGCTAAGGCATTGACTGAGGCTTTCAATCCTGACGCTAAATTCAAAGCGTTTGGAGCTGCGCTTCAAGGCGTCGCAGGTGGATTCGCTGCTTTACAAGGTGCGCAGGCTTTATTCGGTTCAGAATCTAAGGAGCTAGAAAAAACCCTTGTAAAAGTTCAGGGTGCGCTTGCATTAAGTCAGGGACTCAACGCTATCCTAGAAGCTCAGGATTCCTTTAAGAATTTAAAGACCGTAGCGATTGACGCCTTTAAAGGAATTCAAAAAGCTATTGGTTCGACTGGTATCGGTTTACTAGTGGTGGCATTGGGTACAATTTACGCTTATTGGGACGATATTAAAGCGGCGGTAAATGGAGTAAGCGACGAACAGGAAAAGCTAAATAAAAAGACTAAGGATAATTTAGACGCTCAGAAAAAGAAACTCGACACAATCGGCGCACAGGATAACATCCTAAAACTTCAGGGTAAATCTGAAAAGGATATCCTGCAAATTAAGCTCAAACAATACGACGCAACTATAAAGGCAGCGGAGGCAACTGTAAAAAGTGAGGAAGCAATCGCAAAGCAAAGACAAGCGGCAGCGGAAAGAAATTTCAACTTCACAAAACAATTAGCTCGCACAGGTTTAGAAATTGCTGCAATCGGTTTAAGGGTTTTAGCCGCTCCGATTGATGCGCTTATAGGTGCAGCGAATAAAGTCAGCGAGACGTTGGGTTTTGGTAAGATAACGACCGAAAACATTAACGATCAAATCACTAAGCTCAATCAGGCAGCAGCCGAAGGAGTAGCTAAATTTTTGTTTGATCCAGCGGAAACAAAAGCCGAAGGGGACAAGGTAGTAAAGGAAGCAAAGGATACTTTGTTAAAACTTCAAAACGAAAAGGCTGGTTTAGAATTACAGGTTAAGGAGATCGACAAAAAAGCCGCTGAGGATGCAAAGAAATTAGCGGACGAAAAAGCAAAAACCGCTGAGGAAAAAAGACAAGAGGAACTAAAGAAACAAAAGGAACACGCTGAAAAATTAGCACAGCAGGAAAAGGAATCGGACGAATTCAGATACCGCGAAAGTTTAGCAAGGGCAAAAAGCGATTTTGATCGTAAGCTGTTAGAAATAAGCAACCAAAACGAAAAGCAAACGGAGGCACAGCTTAAGCTACTTCAGGACAGACTAATAACTGAGCAGGAATACAATGCGCGAAAAGCTGTTATTGATGCTGAGGAACGAGTTAAAATAGAGGCACTATACAAGGAGCGCACAGACAAAGAAACAGCGGACGCAAAAGCTAAGCAGGATAAACTAACTGAGGACGAAAAGAAAGCAGCAGCAGAAAGGCTAAAAACAGCGGAAGCGGAAGCGAAGGCAAAAGAGGAAATTCAAAACGCTTATTTTACTACGGTATCGGCTGGTTTAGGACTTGTTAAAACTTTATTCGAAAAAAATAAGGGCGTTCAAAAAGCGGTGCTTATTGCAGAAAACGCTTTGACTATTGCTAAAATTATTTTGGACGCTCAGAAACAAATCGCAGGCGCGGCTGCATCCGCTGCGCTTGTACCTCCATTGTTACCTCCAGGCGTTCCTAACCCTGCATGGTTTGCGGCTAAGGCATTCGCGGCTAAACAAATCGCTTTCGCAAAGATCAACGCAGGTATTGGAATCGCGACCTCAATCGCTGCAACTGCAAAAGGTTTGTCTCAAATCGGAGGCGGTGGATCAGCAGGCGGTGGAGGTTCAGTTGGTGGCGGAGGGCAAGCTGTTCCTGACGTAACTGCTCCACCTTTACAACCACAAGCTCAATCAACTTTATTAAATCAATCACAAGTTAATCAAATCGGTAATGCAGCGGCTCGCGCTTATGTAGTAGAGTCTGACGTTTCAAGCGGTCAGGAACGAATACAAAGGCTTAACCGCGCTGCTAGAATCGGATAAAAACAAAACACATGACACTACCAATCTATGAGCTGAAGATCAGCGAAAACATGGGCGACGATGCTGAAGTGGATTATATTGCACTCGTTGACGCGCCTGCCATTCAAAAGGATTTTCTAGCCTTTAATTTTATCGAGCCTTCAAAGGGCGAACACGAAACGGACTTTATTCCGCGCTGTATTTCTTACGTCGTTTCTGAGGGCAAAGATCAGGAACAAGCGGCAGCGATTTGTTACTCTATTTGGGAGCAACATTTTGCAGTTATGGATGTTTACGGATATAAGCCTACGCATTTTTACATGTGTCCAATGGCTACGGCAACTTTCAAACATTTGGTGGAAATGAATGTAGGGATTGACGAGCAAGGAATGATACGCTCAGCTGCTCAGATAGCTGACTCAATTTTCCGTATCGAGAAAAATGTAATTGATCTACAAAAAGCAACGCCTGATCAAGTTTCGGAGGCTGTTATTTTGTTAGACGATTTTTTTGATTTGATGCAGGAAATAGATAAACTTATTGGAATGGTTCACGATGTTAGCTACATGGAGGCGCACATAGAAAAAATAAAATCCTTTGCTGATTCTTACGCAATGCAGTTTGAATCCTATACGGACTATCCGAAGGCAGCGTCAGAAAATGCAAAGGTTGCTTTGCGCTATGCAGAAAAAAACGGTTGGGGAAGTTGTGGAACGCCCGTCGGGAAAATTCGCGCGAACCAGCTCGCAAATTTTGAACCTATTTCGAGGGACACGATCGCACGAATGGCAGCCTTTGAGCGACACAGACAGAACTCACAGAAAGAACTAGGCGACGGATGCGGACGCTTAATGTGGCTTGCGTGGGGTGGGGATGCAGGCGTAGAGTGGGCAACGCGTAAACTAGCTCAGATCGACAAAGATAAAATGTCGTTCAAAATAATGAACGAGGAAAAGCGGATCATATCGGGACCGATGATGTTAGCGGACGAACTTATTTACAGGAATAACGAAAAAATCGGCGAGCATTACGTTAAGTTTTCAGCCGATACGATTAAGCAAATAGCAATCAAGTTCGCGAAAAGAAAATATAACAACCGAGTTAACTTAATGCACGATCCGAATCAAAAGGTAAAAGGGGTTACTATGTTTGAGAGTTGGCTTGTGGATAAGGAGCGCGGCATTATGCCAATGAAAGGCTTTGAAGGGGTTGCAGACGGTAGCTGGTTCGCTTCATTCTATGTAGAGAACAACGACGTATGGAACGCTGTAAAGCGTGGCGAATACAAAGGCTTTTCTGTTGAAGGAATGTTTGAGTACGATCAACCAATGACAGCCGAGGAAAACGCCTTGAAAAAGATAGCTGAGCTTTTAAGTGTCAAAATTACAAACTAAAAATATAATACAATATGAAAGCAATCGAAGTAATCGAAAAACTAAGGGAAGTATTTAATTCTATGAATACCCCTGCACAACCAATTCAAATGATTGAAGCAACATTACAAGACGGAACTAAGGTACAAGTTACCGAGCTTGCTGTTGGTGGTATCGTTACCATTGACGGCGTACCTGCTCCAGTAGGCGAACACACACTCGAGGACGGAACTGTTATCGTTTTGGGCGAGAACGGCGCGATCATGGAGATCAAGCCAAAAGCAGAAACACAAGAAATCGAGATCGAGGTTCCTGTTGACATGACCGCTAAATTTAGCGCGTTCGAATCTGCAACCAACGAAAAGTTTTCAGCTTACGAGTCAAAATTTGCAGCTTACGAAACACGTTTTGCTGACTATGAAAGCAAGTTGAATAAGGCTAATCAAGTTATTGAGGGATTATTGAACCTTACAAAAACTTTGGCAGAAGCTCCAACAGGTGCGGCTGATCCAGTTGTAAAAGGTGCATCTAGCTTCAACGAACAAAAACAAAAATCTTACGACATTTTATTTTCTTAATTAAATACAAACACAAACACAATGGCACTCGACCTCACAGGCTTAACAGCTTATACTTCAGAAAGAGTTCGTCCGCTTTTGACCTCAGCGGTTATCGGCGCGAAGACTCAGCAATTAATCATGGATCAGGGTATCGTTTTGACTGGAGTAAAATCTAGCGCAGCGATTCCTTTAATGGACACAGACGCGGCTTTTCAGACTGACGGCTGCGGTTACAACCCTTCAGGAACTACTACCTTCACTCAGCGTACTGTTACCGTTGGTAAGATTCAGGTATCTGAAACCATTTGCCCTAAGAACTTTGAAACTTACTTTACTCAGGAGGCTTTGAAGGCTGGTTCAAATTATGAGGATTTTGGAAATACTGAATTTTTGGACGCTTACTTAGCTAAGAAAAACGCTCGTATCGCTGCACAGTTAGAGACTGCGATCTGGCAAGGTGAAACAACAGGAAGCACAGCGAATACAAATAAGTTCGACGGACTTATGAAGTTGATCGATGCAGGTTCTCCAGTTGACGCAAACGTTTCAGGATTCACAGGAGTGAGCGGTTCTGCAATCGCAACCATTACTCAGTCTAACGTTGTTGCTGCAACTGAAGGAATTTACAAAGCAATCCCTGCTGCTGTAATCGGAAAAGGTGACGTTAAGATTTTCGTAGGATACGACTGGTATCGTTTGCTGATCATGGCTTATCGCGCTTTGAATCTGTTTGCTTACAATCCTCAGGACGCTAACGCTAACAGCTTCATCCTTCCAGGCACTGCGATCGAGGTTATCGCTGTGCATGGTTTGAACGGAACAGGCGACGCCTACGCTATGAGCTTGTCAAATATGGTTTTAGCAGTAGATTTGGAAGACGAATATACTAACTATAATGTATGGTTCAGCTTGGATAATCAGGAAATAAGAAGTAAAGTTGCTTTCAAAATAGGAGTAAACGTAGCCTTCACTAACGAATGCGTGAAGTTTAAATCTGCTATCTAATTAAATTCATAAACTAAAAAAGGGTGGTGCAATAAACACCGCCTTTTTTTTTAAACTCTAATCATATGCCTTGCGCAATAACATCAGGTTACACAATTGACTGCCGCGAAGCGGTGGGCGGTATCGAAGCCGTTTATATTATCGAGAACTCCGCGCTTTACGACGCATCAGGAAACAGCCGCGTTACTGACGTAAGCGGAACAGTTACTGCAATGACAAAAGCAAGCGGAAAACGTTTCTGGAAATTTGAAGTTCCTCGCGCTACTGCATCAAGCTCAAACGCTTTGACAGGATCGCAGGAAAACGGAACTATCTTTTATACACATCAGGTAAGTTTCCCAATTAACGCACGTTCTGCAAGTGTTCGCAATATCATTCAGACACTCGCTAAAAATCGCGTAACGATCGTAACTAAGGAAATGGACGGATCTTATCGCATGTTTGGTAAGGAGTTCGGTTTGTTCTTAGATACAACAGAAAGCGGATCGGGAACAGCGGCAGGGGATCGTAACGGATCAGTTTTGACATTCAGCTCAGTAGAGCGTGACGATTTCTTAATCGTATCGTCAACTGTTGCAGCCGCTTTGGAAACAGCAGGAACTTAGTAAATAATAAACTAAATTTGAGAACCCCGACCGATTAAAAGTCGGGGTTTTTTAAGTCATGATAGTATTAACAAAAGGAGAAATTTCTGAGCAAATTTATTTCACTGGAAATCTAAACGTTTCCAGCGTTCCTAATTTTTACTATTTTAAGTTTACGAATCGTACAACTTTGGACGAGGTTGAAATGTGGCTAGAGGATGCAAAGTTTACTGAACGATACGGAACGACAAACGTAGCGACAAGCCTATATTTTGACGATTATCCTGAGGGGTTTTGGACTTATGAAATTTATCCAGTTGCTGAGGAGGATCAATATCCTACTTTGCCAATTTGTGAAAGTGGTTTGATGTATCTTTACCCTCAGACAGAATACGCGCCTACTAAATACGACGAACAAAATAATACATTTAAAGTTTACAATGGACAATAGTTACAAGCATATCGTTCTAAAATTTGACCGAGCAGTTCAGCCTCGCTTTGAGGAAAAGAAAGGCAAGGGTTGGGTTGAATTTGGCGAACTAAACAACTATCCAAAATATCTGATTGATCTTTACAACGAGTCTCCAAAACATGGAGCTATTGTAAAAAGTAAGGTTACTTACATTTATGGCAAAGGTTTTGAGGATTCAGGACTAGCGAACTCTCGCGGCGAATCGTGGAACGCTGTAATGAAAAAATGCATTAAGGACGACGAGCTTTTTCGCGGTTATTTTTTGCAGGTAATTTGGAATAGAATCGGACAGATCGCGGAGGTTTATCACATCGACTTCGCAAAGGTTAGAGTAAGTAAAGATCTATCTACCTACTACGTTAAAAACGACTGGCTAGATTATAAAGAAAAGCCTCGCGAATATCCAGCGTTTAACACGAATGAGAAATACGGAAGTCAAATTTTATACGTTAAAGAATACAATAGTACCTCTGAGGTATATCCGCTGCCTTCATATTTTCAAGGCTTGAATTACATTGAGTCAGACATCGAAGTAAGTCGCCATATTTTAGGAAACGCCAAACAGGGTTTTGTTGGTTCGACTTTGATCAACCTTAACAACGGAATGCCTCACGAGGAAAAGCAAGGCGAAGTTGAAAAAAGTTTGTTAAGGAAATTCACAGGACACGACGGCAAGCGTGTCGTTATTATGTTCAACCCTTCGCGAGAAAACAGCGCGGATATTCAGAACTTAGGAACGACGATGCTAACGAAGGAGGATTTTACGAACATCAATAACCTCATTCAGCAGGAAATTTTTGCCTCGCATCAGATCGTTTCGCCTGCGCTTATGGGCATCAAAACAGAAGGGCAGTTAGGAAGTCGCAGCGAGATCCGCGACGCTTACGAGATTTTTAACAACACATACGTACAGGAACGACAGGCTGAGTTTAACGAAATGTTCACTCAGTTAAGAAATTTAAAAGGCGAGGTTGGAGAATTTACGATCCAAGCTGTTGAGCCTTTGAAATTTGAATTTACGGAAAACATCATGTCTCAAAATTTGAGCAAGGATGAGATCCGTTTATTAATGGGGCGCGAACCTTTGGAGAACGCAATCAAGACACAGGCTCAAATTATTTCCGACAACATTAACAGCTTGTCTCCATTGGTTGCTAATAAGGTTCTAGAATCAATGACACCCGACGAAATTAGATCGCTCGCTGGTCTTGTACCTGCTCAGCCTTCGGGAGTTACATCAGTTCCTCAATCCGTTCCAATGGAATCGAACGAAGCTATACGTAACTTAACAGGGCGTCAATATCAAAACGTCATGCGAATAGTTAGGCAGTTCGGGAACGGCAAACTATCTAAGGCGCAGGCTTCACTTATGTTGAAAAATGGCTTTGGTTTTACTGACGCGGATGTTAACACGTTTCTAGGAATCGACGAGGATCCTTTGACTGAGGACGAAATTCAAAAGTTCAGCATGGACGAGGACGCTCGATTGATTCAGGAATTTAGCGAATGTGGAGCTAGCGACTTCGAGGAGGTAAAATATCAGCGCGGAATGTTTGCGGACGAACTTAATCAAGCACAGGCGAACGTTTTGGACTTGATCCAAAAGGATAAAAATATTACCGTTCCTGTAATTGCTAGATCGTTGAAGCTAGATCAGGAACTCGTGCAGAATATCATTGACGATTTTATCGAAGGCGGAATCCTTAAAACTACTGCAAGCGCAATAAACGAAACGCCTGTTTTTGAAGTGCTTAAACCATTGAGCGAACTCGCAGGAAAAGAGTCAAAAGTAACTGAGCTTTTTATTCGTTACAAATATGAATGGATGCCAGGCTTTACCGACAAAGATGCGGCTACTAGCAGACCATTTTGCAAGGAGTTAATGAGAATGAGCAAAACTAAAACTTGGTCACGTTCAGACATTGAATCAATTTCGGCGCGTGTTGGTTATTCAGTTTGGGAGCGTCGTGGTGGTTGGTACACAAACCCTCGTAATAACGAACCGCGTGAGTATTGTCGTCATCGTTGGGTATCTAAACTATACAAAAGAAAATGAGCAAAAACATTATTTTTATAACTGAGCAGACCTTTAAAGAAAGGACTGGAGCCTCGAATCAAATAGACGCGAAGCAATTATTTCCAATGATCAAAGTCGCTGGAGATATTCACATACAGCCCGCTTTGGGATCACAGCTTTACAAGCGTTTACAATTAGGCGTTGAAGGGGACAACTTAACACCTGATGAGGAAACGTTAATCAATGATTATTTGACGGACGCGCTTGTATGGTACACTATGAGCATGCTTCCTATGACGATGGGTTTTCAATTATTCAGTAAGGGATTTTTGCAAAAGACAAGCGAGGAAAGTAACACACCCTCACGCGCTGACTTGGAGCTGCTCGAATCGAAGTATTTAGGCATGGCGGAATTTTATAAGACGCGAATGATTAAATATCTACAGGAAAACTACACGCTTTATTACGAATACTTAAATACAGGATCAGGCTTTGATGTTATTTTCCCTGAGGAAAAAGGCTACGCTTCGCCGATATATTTAGGAGATACGGATTCTTTGAGATACCCACGTTACGCGAATAGTACGAGCGGTTACGCTGCTCCGAACTATATAACCTACACAGCGGATGCAGGGTTAACTACCTTCACAATTTCAACGCTTATCGGGCGCACTATTCTTTTGGCTGTTCGTTCAGGACTTGTCAAAAATATAACCAGCGCGCCAACGGCTGACACCGAATATCTGCAAATCGTGAACGGAGTAATAACGCTACCGACGGGCGACGTTACAATAGCTAACGAAAAATTTATTTTCCAATATCGATAATATGAGTAAAGGATACAAAAAGGAATACATCGACAAAGTAAGAGCAAAATTTTATGACATACAATCAGATAGTTCAAAAGATAACCGACCTACTGGAAAGCAACCCGATAATAAAAACGACAAGGTTTGCAAGTCCAACGGAGTGGCTAGGTTGGGTTGAAATGCCCGTCATGCCTGTTGCATCATTTGTTGTCAATAACGGACAGCTAAATGCAGGGCGTGAAATAGTTTATTCAATAACCTTTTGGTTTTTGGATAAGTCAGGCGTTGAGGGCGAGTTTGAGCAACAGGTTATCAATGATCAGTTAATGATCGCGAACGATATTATTTCGGCTTTGAGAAACGATCAAACTATTTCGCTTGACGTTTCAATAAGTTGGGATGCAATTAGCGAAAAATTCGAGGACTACCTTTCAGGAGTTACTACAACATTAAACATATCACTCACAGGAAAATTTGGAAAATGCGACTTCCCTACATAAAAATTATAGTTATTTTTTGTCTTGTCATTTTTTGTCAGGACAGTTACGGACAAGTTTATCAGCTTATGCCTCAGTATGGCTACCAAGCTCCGCGCATGAAGTTTGATTCAACGTTGCAGATCCCTACGGTTTGCGGCGTGCCTACTTTGAAAAGTGTTCAGTTTGTAAGCAGATCGGGCGCAATAGCTTTCGATTCGTGTAACAATCGTTTTTATACTTACAACCCTAAGACGTTAAGTTGGTCTCAGGTAAGCGGTGGCGGTGGTTCAACTGACACGACTTCGCTTTCAACACGAATTGACGCGCGTGTAAAATACACAGACACCGCTTCGATGCTTGCGCCATATTTGAGGAAAGTCGACACGGCTACACTTTCAAACCGAATCAATCTGAAGGTGGATTCCGTGAAGCGTCGTTCGGATTCTGTCTTCGCTTATCGGAACGGAACGGAAGTATATCAGTTTAAAGATTCAACAGGAAACGATACAGCCGCTGTCGTTAAGGCTACGGTAAGAAACGCCGAATCCTTTACCATCACGAAGGGGCAAGTGGTTTTTCTTTTCGGTGCAACTGGCGATCTAGCGTCCGTAAAACTTGCAAAAAATACAAGCGACACATTCAGCTCGAAAACTTTGGGCATTGTTAAGAATGATATTGCAGCAGGTGCGTCTGGAATCGTAATTACTCAGGGCGTTGTTGAAAAATTAAACACAGCGGCTTATTCATCTGGCGACATTTTGTGGCTCGATTCAATCGCCGGTCAAATGACAAAGATAAAACCAGTTGCTCCGAAACATGGGGTTTTTGTTGGCGTCGTGGAGCGAGCGAACGCTGGTAATGGTCAGATATACGTGAAGCCGCAGAACGGCTATGAACTAGGCGAACTTCACAACGTTCTTGTAAATAATGAAAGACAAGACGCTGTTTTTTATTTTGATTCTACCAATAAACTTTGGAAGGCTCAATCGGTTTACAATCTTGTTGACACCACCAAATTAAGCGCACGTATTGACCAGCGCGTGAGATATTCGGACACGACTGCAATGCTCGCGCCTTATTTACGTGAAACAGACACAGCTTCACTTTCAAGCCGAATAAATAGCAAGCTACCAATTTCTGACACGTCAACGCTTCAACCGAAACAGCTCGCAGCTTATTCTTTTCAGGCTAACGGAACGAGCGCAGCAGCAAACGGAACGGCTACATATTTTAAAGATACATCAGGAACTTATACAGGTTCGATCGCGTGGACTGGAA